GCAAGACCCAATCCACCCTCCAGCGGGTCGGCTCCATCTGGGGCCGCACCTTCCGGGGGGTGAAGTCTATTCTAGGCGGGGTAATGCGCTCCGTATTCAGCCTGCAATCGGCAGTGGCTGGTCTGGGTGCGGCCCTGGCCCTGCGTTCGGTGGTGGAGACGTCCCGGAAGTTCGAGCAGTTTAACAACCAACTCCAGTTCGCTACCGGCTCCGCCAAAGCTGGCGCGGAAGCCATGCAGTTCATCCGCGACGAGGCCGACCGGCTGGGGCTGGACCTGACGGCCTTGGCGGACACTTACTCCGACTTCGCAGCGGTCACCAAGGATACCCGTCTGGAAGGGGAGGACACCCGGAAAATCTTCGTTGGCTTGGCGGAAGCCGCCACGGTCATGGGCCTGACTGCGGAAGATACCCGTGGTGCCATGGTGGCCCTGGAGCAGATGGTGTCTAAGGGCCGCGTGTCTGCGGAGGAACTCCGTGGGCAGTTGGGCGAGCGCCTGCCTGGCGCTTTCCAGCTCGCCGCCGAATCCATGGATATGACCACCCAGGAGCTAAACAAGGCCCTGGAGAATGGCGACGTCATGGCGCGGGACATGCTGCCCCGCCTGGCCCGTCACCTGCACGAGACCTTCAGCGGGGATGTGGAGCGCGCCGCTGGCGACCTGACCTCTCAGATGGCCCGATTCCGTGGCGCCCTGACCGACCTCCAGCTCCAGTTCGCACGGGGTGGGTTCATTGAAGCCTTCACTGCCACCCTGGAACGGCTGGTCACGGTTATGCGCATGGATGAGGTGCGCCAGTCCATGCGCGACCTCGGCGCCGCTTTTGACGCGCGGACCATCATCAGCGGGCTGCAAGGCATTATTCGAGGTGCCCAGATGGTGGTGGGGGCCATCGAGGATATTCAAATTACCTGGCTGGCCGTGGAACGAGCCGGGCTGGGGGTGAAGCGGTTCTTCATGTCCATGGGAACCTTCCTTAACAGCTGGTTCCGTGAGCAGATTAACAGCATGATCGACCGGGCAAACTACCTCGTCGACCTGATCGACAAGGTAGCATTCGTTGGGCCGGATGCGCGGTGGGAGAAGATCGACCCCGTCGACAAGGACGCCAAGAAAGAGTTGGCCGATCTGGACATCCGAATCTCGGCCATCAGCAGGTCCATAGCCGACCTACAGGAGAACTCCGGCGTCGGCGATGCCGCCTACACCGCATTGGAGAAGATCAAGCAGCAGCTCGGGGAGGTGGATTCCCGGGTCCGGGACGTTACCGAGTCGACGGTTCAGTGGGGTCAGACCGTCGAGCAGTTCGCCATGGCCGAGAAGATCCGGGCTATAAAGCGGGAGATGTCCGGCCTGATCATCGCTGGCCAGGGGGCCACGGGAGCCGCAGACCAGGCCACTGGCGACGCGGCGGAATCCACCATGCGCCAGGCGGACGCCATGGGCCGGGCGCTGGACATGATTGAAGGCCAATTCCAGGATGTGCGGGACGAGGAAGCCCGCCAGATCGCCGGTCTACAGGAAATTGAGCAGGCTGGGGAGTCCATGGGCGAGACCTTGGAGAACGCCATCACCGGCTGGGCCTCCAACTTCTCCAGTCAGTTGAACGACTTGGTGTGGGAAGCGGACGCCTCCTTCAGCCAGATTTTGAAGAGTTTCAGCAAGATGATTACCCAGATGCTGATCCAGAAGCAGGTGGTGGAGCCCATCCTGTCCAATATCAGCTTCACCGGTGGTGGGGGCACCAATGCTGGGCAAGCGCATACCGGTGGAATTGTGGGCAGCCTGGACCAGCAGCGAACGGTACCGGCCGGAACCTTTGCTGACGCACCGCGGTACCACACTGGTGGCGTGGTCGGGGATGAGAAGCCGGTGGTGGCCAAGGAAGGGGAAGGCATCTTTACCCCGGAGCAGATGGCGGCCCTGGCCCCGGCGCGCAAGGGCGGGGGTCCGACCGAGGTCCATGTCCATGGCGTGGACAACGCGGACGAGGTAGACGTGCAGCGGAGCGGCCCGGATGGCGAGCGTATGGATATCTACCTGTCGAAGAAGATGGCGGAACAAGCGGCAGACCCGGGCAGCCCCTTCATGAAGCAAATGCAGGCCAACACCAACGTGCGGCCGACACCAGCGGATAAGTAACCATGGCAACCTGGCCCAGCGATCTACCGGACTACCCGCTCCTGAACGGGTACAGCGAAGCCCCGCAAAGCGGGGTACTGCGTACGCAGATGGATTCCGGGCGGCCCAAGCGGCGCAAGCGGTACAATGCACCGCCCACCCAGTTCAACGTCCAATTCAACCTGACGGGCTCCCAACTCCAGACCTTCGAGGACTTCTTCGAAACGGACTTGGAGTTTGGGGCGCTGGGCTTTGACTGGACCCACCCCCGTACCGGAACTTCGGTCTCCTTCTACTTCGTCGGGTCCTATAAGACCAAGGCCCTGTCGCCGGATGTGTTCCAGGTCAGCTTCCGGCTCGAACTGCTGCCATAGGAGGGTAACCAATGGCCCGCACCCTGTCCAATCGTACCACGGAGGCCATGGCCTCGCGGGAAACCGAGGAAGGAGAAGTCGTGCTGTTGACCATCGAGCACGACAGCTTCTCCACCATCCGGCTGGTGAATGCCAATCAAGCTGTGGTCAGTAACGGCAACACCTTCCAAGCCTTTGCCTTCAAAGCCACGCTGCCGGAGGAAACCGACCGGGTCAAGTCGGCAAAGTTGGTGGTGGACAACACCGACCGCCGACTGGTCACGTCATTGCGTTCCATTCAAAGTCCGGCCAAGGTCACCATGCAGGTGGTCCTGTTCAGCCAACCGGATACCATAGACTTAGAAGTCGGTCCGTTGCGACTGGAGAAGGCCAACATCTCGCTCAACGAAATCGAGCTCCCGCTAGGAGCGGAGCCGGTGGCCTATCAACCAGTGCCGCACGGGAAATTCACCCCTAACCACTTTCCGGGGTTGTTCTAATGAATACCGACAAGTATGTAGGAATCCCGTTCAGGGACCACGGCCGGGACTGGGATGGCTGTGATTGCTATGGCCTGATCCGGCTGGTCTACTGGCACGAGTTTGGCATCCCCCTTCCCTCGCTGGATGACGAGTATGCCACCGCACTGGAGCGGAAAGAGGCGGCCGGATTGCTAGGCGAGGGCGGGCCGACCTGGGCAGGGCATGTCGAGACGCCTGGAACCGGGGATGTGGTGCGCTTGCGCCGTCAGGGGGAGCCGAGGGGAGGGGGCACCCACCTCGGCTTGATTGTGGACCCTATACAATGCCGCATGCTCCACGTCCACAACCACGCTTCTTCGGTAATCGAGCGGTATGATGGCCTGGCCTGGCGCCATCGCGTCGACGGGTACCTGAAATGGGTCGGATAATCGAGCACGACAATAGCGCCATTGTTGCCGACTACGCGTCCGGGCTGACCCCGGATAGCGTGAGCTCCTATTCCCTCCCGGGTGGGTTGACTGTCCGGGAAGTGGTGGACCGGCTGGGGTGCCGCAATCCTCGCGTGATGACTTGGGACGGGCGGCACCTCCCGGAATCCGGGTGGAATAGCCTGCGGATGGCACCGGGCAACCGGCTGATCATCCGCGAAGTCCCCCAAGGTGACAACGCGGGCCGGACCCTGGCGCTGGTAGCGGTGACCGCCCTGGCGGTCGGAACCGGGGCTTGGGCGGCCTATGCGGCCACCGGGTACACCTCCATGGGAGCGGCAGCAGCGGCCGGGGCCGGGTCCGCTTTCGCTTACGCTGCTACCAGCATCGCCACCACCGTGGCGGTGGGATACCTCGGGCGCATGGCCGTGGATCAGCTATTCCCGCCCCCGCAACCGGACAGCCCATCCCAGCCCAGCCGGGACGACCAAGTGGGCATCGAAGGATCTCGCAACCGCGCCCGGCTGTACGAGCCCATCCGCCGCATCTTCGGCCGCCCCCGTGTATTCCCGGACATGGCTGCCAAGAACTATACCGAGTTGGTGGGTGAAGACCAATACCTCCGCATGCTGCTCTGCGTGGGGTACGGTCCGCTGGATGAGGACAGCATCATCGACTCCATGGCCATCGGGGACCAAGCCCTCGACCTGCAGTGGATCGACGGGGCGGGGAATGGCCACCGGTACGAGAGCCAGACCTATCAGGACCTCCAGGTGGAGCTCGCCGACCTGACCCAGGGCCACCAGTTCCCCACCCTGTACCCAAACTCAGTATCCCAGCAGGGCCTCGGCTTCGGGTTGATCCAGAACGGCAGCAACATTGGGGATTGGCAGGTCCGCACCTCCGATGCGGACGCGGATGAGCTAGCCTTCACCATCACCTTCCCCACTGGTATCTACGGCAAAACTACCTTCGGCAAGCATCCGGACCCGCTCCGCATCGAGGTGGAGGTCCAGTATCGCAAGGTCGGCGACCCCGACTGGTCCCGGCTTCCGGCGGAGACCGTGGTGGCTGGCCCGGACGCCCGCTTCGTGCGCAATGCGGATACCAGCTCCGTAATCGTTACCCGTAAGGAATATGGCCTATTCCGAGTGGGTGCGCGCTGGGAAGTCGACCGGGGGCAGTACGAGATTCGGTGGCGCCGGTACGCCACCTGGAATGTGGCCGGGGCCTCTAGCGGCGAGAAATCGGAGTCCCCCATTCCGGGGTGGCGGGAAGCCTACTCCGACTACGACGAGGATATCGGGGATACCGATTACTATTACTACTATCGGGAAGACCCGGACCACGACAAGAATACCGCGGATGCAGAGGTCACCAGTCTGAAGACCATCACCAACGAGCCCCCGATCGCCGACAGTGGGCCGCCCCAAGAAGCAGTGTACCTGGCCGTCCGGGTGCGGGCCTCGGATCAGCTGAAGGGCACCATTGACCGGCTGTCTTGTCGGCCGTACGCAAAGTACCCGGTCTATGACGGGTCGGACTGGACCTCCCCCCAGAAAACCCGTAACGCGGCATGGTCCCTGGCTTCCATCTACCGGGACGCACCGGAAGGGCTGTCTAACGACAAGCTAGACGGTCCGGCATTCAAGGAAATGGCCGATTACCTGGACCGATTGGGGCTGACCTTCGATTACGCGGTTGATAGTGCCACCACGGTACATGAGTTGGCGCAGAAGGTGGCCGGGGCGGGCCGCGCCCAGATTACCCGGGTCAACGGGACCACTATCAGCGTGGTTCCAGACAAGCCCCGTTATAGCCCGGTGCAACTATTCAACAATTTCAACATGAAGACCCCGCTATCCAGCAGCAAGGCCTTCGCCGAACCGCTGCATGGGGTGGTGGTGGAGTTCGCCAACGAGGACAAGAATTTCCAGACCGACGAGATCCGGGTCTACGACGACGGCTACGACGAGGGCAACGCTACTCGTCTGGAACGCACCAAGATGATTGGGGTGTCCACCCAGGACCAAGCGCACCAACAAGGGCGGTACTGGCTGGCGGTCAACCGGCTTCGGCCGGAGACCTACGAGTTCGAGACTGACTGGGAATCCCTGATTTGTACTAAGGGGGACCTCATCGCGGTCACCCACGACGTTCCCCTGTGGGGCCTGGGTGGTGGCTGGATCACGGGCGTTGACCTGGATTCCGAGGGGTATGTAGTGGCAATCACCCTGGACGAGCCACAGGAAATGGACTCCACCTATGAGTACGGGGTGTTCATCCGCATGTACGACTATCAACTAGAGTTCCTGCACGCGGATGTAGAGGCCCAAGATGGATTTCATTCTAAGCTGTACTTTAAGGAGCGCCAAATTGGCCCACAAGTAGGTGACTTGGTTTCTTTTGGCAGAAGTGGCGACGAGACTGCCCTCCTTCTGGTGAAAGAGATAATGCCCCACTCTGACAATTCAGTAACCATTACCGCATTGGATTATAGTGGGGGTATTTATGGAGTCGCGGCCGGTCCATTGGATATTGATTCCACCGCGACCTTCGACGACTCCCTTGGAACTATTTGGGGGTTCTATGAATGGGATATTGACCCGGATGGCGATGCCATTACAGTAACAAACCACGGCTATGCCGACGGCACAATTCTAGAGTTTACCACCACTGACACTTTACCAGGTGGGATCGAAAGCGGCACTGCTTACTATGTGGTTAATTCTGAGTGGGACCGGTTTCAAATATCCAACAGTAAGGGCGGGTCTCCAGTTGATATTACCGACCGGGGGGTGGGTACCCATACGGCCCACCCGCAAATACCGGAGTATGATAGTCAGGTTACCATCCCCGACGACCTGACCTGGCTGGCACCCCCGGAGCCCAACATCGACCAAGTGCGGTCGGACGAATCGGCTTTGTACCGCGCGCAGGACGGTAGTCTCCAGGAGCGAATCCAAGTGGGGGTGACCGTCCCGGACTCCAATCAGCGGCCTAGTGCGGCCCAATTCGAGCTCCAGTACCGCCGCTCCACCCTGGACGCCGGGGACAGCTATGACGCGCCAGGGCGTTGGGTGCTGGTGGCCCAGGATAGTGACAACCAGCTGTATGCCCAGCCAGTGACCACTGGTGAGAAGTATGACGTCCGAGTGCGCACGGTCTCCGAGAATGGCTACGCGTCGAGCTGGGCGACGGTAGAAGGCCATGAGGTGGTTGGCAAGACCTCCCCACCCCCGGACATACCCGAGTTTACTGCTTCCGCCGTCAACCGGTCGGACCCGGATGCCAACTCCTACGGCATCCTGCTGTCCTGGGAAGATGTGGAGGTGCTGGACCTGGACCGGTACGAAATCCGGTCCAGCGACTCCGGCTGGGGCAGTGACTCAGCATGGTATGGATTCAGCAACTTGCTAGCCCGGACCAAGGACACCCGGCTACAGCTACCCATTGCCACTGCCGGTACCCATGACTTCTTCGGCCGTGCCATCGACACCATTGGCAACTATTCCGAGAATACGGCGGTAGCTTCCATTACTATCGAACCGCCGGAGGTGGGTAATCTGGCCTCCAAGTTCGAAGCCGAGACTACCACCATTTCCTGGACCGGTATCCCCAGTACCTTCCCCATTGCCGAGTATGAGGTGCGGCGCGGAGGAACCAGTTTTGATGATGCCGATTTCGTGGCCCGGATTCAGGCCAGCGAGTTGAGTGCTAATGTGAATTGGTCCGGTACCCGAGCTTGGTGGGTAGCTGCAGTGGACGTGGCCGGCAATATCGGCCCAGCCGGGGGCCTGGATGTTATTGTGTCACCTCCTCCGGAGGTAAATAATTTCGTCTCCAAGGTGTTCGGCGAAGACGTCCTCCTGTTCTGGGACGCTGTGCGCGGCACGTTGCCCATCGACCAGTATGATGTGTATCGGGACGACAACAAGAATGCCAACTATGGGGACGCATCCAACGAGTTCATCTACAGCGTGGACGGTACTTTTGCCGCTTATACGGAAGGCACCAAAGGAGAGTTCTCGTACTTCGTGGTGCCCGTGGATAGCGCAGGTAATGAAGGATCGGTGGCCAAGCTGACCACCTTTGTCGATGACCCGGTGGACTTTGTACTGCAGAACAGCTTTTCGCCGG